GATAGCACGACAGCAACTGGCCTAAAATGGACAGCAGTAGTAACAGACCCTAATCCAAGTATCTTTATGCTGATGGGAGCGTAAACAATGGCAACAACATATAAAGTCCTTGGGCAAATAAACCCATCGGCTACAACAGCAACAACCTTGTACACTGTACCTAGTGCTACAAATACAATTATATCAACAATATCTGTGTGTAATCAGGCAGACACTGTGGGAAGTTACAGAATTGCTGTTCGACCAGCAGGGGAAACTTTGGCTGCAAAGCATTACATTGCCTACGATGTAACTCTTCCTGGTGATAGTACTGATGCAATTACAATTGGTCTTACCCTTGCAGCAACAGATGTTGTCACAGCGTATGCCACATCAGCAAACTTTTCGTTTAATGCTTACGGAAGCGAGATAGCATAATGGCAATTAACAGACTACCAGGAACATCTGGAATTCAAGAAACATTAATCAGCGCAAAGGGTGACCTTATTGTAGGTACTGCTGATAATGTAGCAGGTTTATTAACACTTGGTTCAAATAATGCAGTTTTGACTGTTGACACATCAACATCATCAGGCATGAAGTGGACAGCAGTAGATATATCAGCAATCGAAATCATGTCCTATATGGGCGCTTACTAAGAAAAGGAAGTAGTAAATAATGGCTACAACAACTAAAGTTCTTGCTCGCACAGCAGCAGCAACATCATCAGCAACTCTATACACAACTCCATCTGCAACAACAACAATTGTAACAAACATTGCAATTACAAATACAGCATCAGCAGCAGCAACTTACACGCTAGCATTGGGTGGAGTTGCTTTTGCAACAACCTCAGCGATTGCAGCAAATGATACAATTATTATTGATGCTAAGCAGGTGCTAGTTGCAACAAATACAATTACTGGTCTTGCATCAGCAACTTCAGTTAACTTTCACATCTGCGGAGTGGAGATTGCATAATGGGAGCAACAGTCAGAAGTCTTAAATCTGGTTCATCAGTAGGCAATTTATTTGCAAACAACCCAACTATTGTTGAAGTTCTAATGATTGCTGGCGGTGGAGGTGGGGCTTCTAACGCCTCTACCGCACAATACGGTGGCACACATGCAGGTGGTGCAGGTGGACTTGTTTATGAGCCAAAATTTTTACCTCCAATAGGCGCATACACTATTACCATTGGCGCAGGAGGTGCTGCAGCAGGAACATTAACTACTAGCGCTCAAAATGGTGCTATTGGAAACAATACAACGTTTGGTAGTTTACTAACTGCATTTGGTGGTGGCGGAGCCAACGCAGATGGAAACACAACAGGTTCTATTTATGGTGGAGGTTCAGAGGCTGGACATGAATCTTTAATTCCTGCTGTATGGAATGGCGGCGGAGGAATGCGCGCTCAAGGAACTGGTATAATTAATAAAATAGCAGACGGCAACTCTGGAATGGGTGGCGGCGGAGCATGGACTCAAGGACAAAACGGAGGCGCAACCCAATATCAAGGTGGTTGGGGTGGGGCTGGTGTTGCTGAATTTGATACTTGGCTTGCAGCAACATCAACTGGAGTTAGTGTAGGCGGTCGGCGTTATATTGGCGGAGGCGGTGGTGGCGGATTCGCTCAATACTACGGAACTCCGTACAACCGAAATAATAGCGGTGTTGGTGGAGGAGGTTATGGTGGATATGGAAGTTCAACTCCTGGTACCGCAGCCGATGCTAACACTGGCGGTGGTGGCGGTGGCGGTGGTTCAAATGGAAGCAACGGTTCACTAGGCGGAAGTGGAGGTTCTGGTTTGTGTATTATTAGATATTTAACTGGAACAATAGCAGCCACAGGTGGAACTGAAGTTACATCTGGAGGATACAAATATCACACATTTACCTCTACTGGCACATGGACAAGGACAGCATAATGGCACACTTCGCACAAATTGACGAAAACAATAAAGTAACACAGGTTATTGTTACTGACAACAATCACCCAGATGGAGATGAAGGTTATCAATTTTTAGTAGATAGCCTAGGCGGAACATGGATTAAAACATCATACAACGGCAATGTCAGAAAAAGATTTGCTGGCTTAGGCATGACCTATGATGCAACAAAAGATGAGTTTATTCCAATTAAACCATTTCCATCTTGGCACTGGTCAGATGAAGAAGATGCTTGGGCTCCTCCCGTTCCAGCACCACAAGAAAGAGAAGATGCAAAAACTCTTTGGAATGAAGAATCTCAATCTTGGCAACAAATTAGTCGCAAAACAAGTACTTCAGTAGAATAACTATTTGTATGATTTCCTATGCCAGTATTGGTTTTTATAGGAGTTCATTATTTTTCTTAAAAAAATAAAATAGTTTTTTTCAAATTGTTCTTGATTGCGTTTTCCAACAGAAGAAACCCAGTTATCTCTTTTGACTGGGATGTATTGAACAATCGGAGTTCCAGTTTCTATAACGCCTTCCCATCCTTTTTTAATAAAGAATGGAAATGCTATTGTAAGTGGAAAAGTATCAGCATCTACAAACCCAGTCAAGGTTTGAAATGGTAAATCATATCTATTTGCTGGATGGGTACAAAGCAATGAGTACCCATCTGGCAAAGATACTTGCCATTGGTTTTCAAACTTTATAACAAACATGCTATATCCATCTGGTATTGGAACGCCTTGGTGTTGTTCTATGGTATGAAAACTAATTGGTTCTCTACCAGAACGCCAGTTAAATACTGGCACAATTTCATCTGGTGACCAAGAAACAATAATATCTTCATTAAGCGTAAAGATATATCCTGCAGTCATTGCATCAAAAAATGGCATGCAGGCTTTAACAGTACGATTGTTCTTGCCCTCAGTAAGATGGAACTTTCCATCCCCGTACAAAGGTTTTATGTCTTTATACCATTCAGGTATACAGGAAATTGCTGGGATAGGCGGAATATCAAACTTCTCGGCCTCTGGCGTGGTTGGCGTAAATACAATTTTTTGATTCATTTTATACCTTTCCTAGGTGTAACAAGCATATCATATATAAAATAATAAGGAGCAATATGACTAAAGCCCGTGACCTAGCCAATGCTAGCACAGCCCTATCTGCAGTATCTGCTACGGAACTGGGCTACGTAGATGGTGTTACCTCTGCTATCCAGACTCAAATGGATGCTAAAGCACCATCATCTACTGCAGTTACATTAACTGGTACTCAGACTCTTACTAATAAGACACTGACTAGCCCTGCACTAACTACACCAACAATTAGTACAGCAACAACTAATGGCGATATTTTATACGGAACAGGCTCTGGTGCTTTATCCCGTTTGGGTATTGGTACTACTGGTCAAGTACTTAAAGTAGCAAGTGGACTTCCTAGTTGGGCTACTAACACAGAAGCATATGCTGGTACTTGGACACAAGCAGCAACTGGTTCACTTACTGGTGCATCTGTAACAGTTAGCGGGCTAAGTGGAAAAAGAATTGCTTTTTTCTTAAAAGATTTTTCTGGAACTTCTGATGGACCAGCATCAGTTCAGATAAATGGATTAACTTCATATTACTATTTTTCAGCAGGAAGATATTCAAGCACATATATTACTTTAACAACTTATATTGGTGCAACAGAAGGTACTGAATTTTATGTTGGTGCTGTAATTGATATGGCTGGTTCTTCTATGGCATACAAGCCAATTAGTGTTCAGCAGCAACCATCAGGAAGTGCTTCTTACTCTATTGGTGGATGGTATGGGCCAGATTCAAATCCTGTAACCTCACTGACATTTGATATTAATGGTAGTTGGGACGCGGGAACCTACTTTGTTTATCAGGAGAACTAACAATGATTAAAATAGAACACAACGCACAAACAGGTGAAATTTTTGAAATAGAAATGACTGAAGAAGAAATTGCAAATAAATTGGCATTTGATGCATTAAAACTTAAAGAATCACAAGACAAAGTTTCGGCAAAAAAAGCGCTACTTGCTCGTCTTGGTATCACTGCCGAAGAAGCGACGCTTCTTCTTTCGTAATACTTATCCCTGAGCAAGGATACAAACTACTCAACTAATTTTTTCTGACTTAAGGAGATACGGTGGCTGGTAGAGATATTACGGATGGCCGCGATACGCGGTCTATTGCAGTAGATGTTGGTGTTGTATCTAGCACATCAATCTGGCAGAACACAGATGTTGCCTATGATATAGCACTCGCAGGACTCCCATTTATCTATGCAATTAGTGATGCTCGACCATACATCCGTCAAACTGCACCTTTTAAGAAAGACCAGTTTGATAATCAAAATGAACCAGGAGAGCAATCTCTTACTGGTTGGTGGATTCGTAGCCAATCTTCTTTTCATGGTGGAGATGGCATTAACTTCTTTGACCCACAAGCCAATGATGAACTAGGACACTACCGTTTTGCAGATAGCAAAGGCGTAAATGTTTGGACCAAAGGTCAAGTAACACTACTAAAAAATTGCACATCAACTCACATTACTACTGGTGCTATAGCATCTAATGGTGTAGTACAGCAACATTTACGTTCTATTAAATGGAATACTACTAAAGGTGTTTTATTGTTAGATGAGTATGATGTAGATAAAATTGCTGCTGATGGAACGGTGACTCACTTTGTTGATTACAATACTGGTGCTGGTGTTTATCCTGTGTATGCCGTTTGTGATGATGGAACTAAAGTATACTGGGTAACCAATGCTACTGCTGGAGGAACTACTAAACTTACTGTTTATGGTAAGCCATTAACTGGTTCATCTGCTAGTACAGCAGATGAGTTTAAAGTATTTGATAATAGTCAAATTATTTCTAATGCAGTTATCGAATATGTAAAGCAGCGTCTGGTTATCTGTGCTGACAATAAAGTGTATGAATGTGCTACCGCTGCTTCATCTACACCTACCTTGCTCTATACAAATCCATCTTCTTCTCACGTATACACATCTATTACTGCTTCTGGTTCAGCAATCTACCTTGCTGGCTACAATGGCATACAGTCTGTTATTGAGAAGTTTACTATCTCTACTACTGGCACAATGCCTACTCTTACATCATCTATCGTTGCAGCAGAAATGCCAACAGGTGAAGTTATCCATAAGATTTTTTACTATCTTGGATACATGATGATTGGTACTAATAAGGGTGTTCGTGCTGCTGTAGTCAATGACCAAGATGGTTCTATTAACTATGGTCCGCTTATCTTTGAATCAACTCAACCTATTTATGACTTTGCTGCACGGGATAGATTTGTTTGGTGTGCAGCATCTGTTGCTGGAGAACCTGGACTAGTCCGTATTGATTTGTCTGCTGAGATAGAAACACTACGTTTTGCCTATGCTAACGATGTTTATGCTGATGGTGTCACTGGCTATAAGACTACTGCCTGTGCATTTATTGGCAATGATGACCCAGCAGTTGCAGATAGAATTACATTCTGCACAGCCAACAATGGAACATCAAATGGCACAGTCTATATAGAAGATGCAGCCACATTACGCACATCAGGCTACATAACAACAGGCAATATTAGATATTCAACACTTGAGCCAAAAAACTTTAAGCGCCTTCTTGGACGCGGTGACTTTACATATGGTTCTATGACATTAGAAACAGTAGACAGAGACGGCGTTGAGTATGACCACATCTCATATGATTCTACTATTAACCCAATTGAAGTAACTACTTCACAGCCAGCAACTGCACAAGAGTATGTTGCATACAAGTTTATTCTTTACCGTGATGGCACAACAAATAGCCTTGGACCTACATTCAAAGGCTATCAAGTTAAAGCCACCATTGCTACGCCACGTCAAAGAATCGTTAAGTTCCCTGTATTTTGTTTTGATATTGAATCAGACAAGTACAACGTGCTTAAAGGTTATGAAGGTAAGGCATTTGAACGCATCCAAGAACTAGAAGATGCTGAAGAAGGTGGAGATATTGTTACATGGCAGGACTTAACAACTGGTGAGTCACGTCAGGTACAAATTGAACAAGTATCATTCACTCGTATGACTCCTCCAGACCGTAGGTTTGATGGCTTTGGTGGAGTTATTGATATTATTGTTAGGACCGTCTAATGAACACACCGCAATGGGCTGGATTAATCGTATCTATTATTGCAATTGCTTCTGCATTTGCTGGTTCTGTTAGATGGTTAGTTAAGCACTACCTATACGAACTTAAGCCTAACTCTGGCTCAAGTCTAAAAGATTCCGTCATTAGACTGGAAGAAAAAGTAGAAATCCTTTATCAAATGATGTTGCAAAGAGGGAAGAATGAATGAAGCCTGTTGCCAAGAAAGCCACACCTGCCGCTATTGCTGTCCTTCGACAAGCCACAGCGATAGTGCCATTGCGTATGAAAGCATCGGATGGACTTCTGCCGTCCAACGCTCATTTGATGCAGAGTCCAACCAGCGACCATAACACTGGTTATGCTGTTGACTTAACGCATGACCCTAAGAATGGAATTGATTGTGTTGAAATTTTTGAAAAACTTAAAGAAGATAAGCGTGTCAAGTATCTTATCTTCAAAGGAAAAATCTGGTCTAAAGAAAAATCTAAGTTGGGAAACAGACGGTACACTGGGAGTAATCCTCATAATAAGCATTTACATATTTCTATTAACTCCACTATGGGTTCCGATACTTCTCCATGGTTTTGGTGGATGAATCAACCTAAGATAGTTAATCAAGTAGTAGCAAAAGTATTGCCTGTACCTGCAAAGAAGGCATATAAAACTGAAGTTTGTACCTGCTGCAAAGTGCACGGGGCAAAGCAATAATAGGAGGAAACAATGGAACAATTTAAGCAACTCGGACTAACATGGTTCCGTGCTGCAGCGTCTGCTGCGATTGCACTTTACCTTGCTGGTGAGACGGACCTTAAGACTCTTGGCGCTGCAGCCCTTGCAGGCTTTGCTGGACCACTACTTAAGTGGCTAGACCCATCTGCTACAGCCTTTGGACGTGGTTCAAAGTAATGATTTAAGGGGCCTAGCAGGCCCATATACACAAGAAACCCCCAGAACTGGTATCTCTACCAGCACTGGGGGCTTTTTGTCATTTACGCATTGTATTTATTATATCTTCAATCTTAATAAGGTAGCCCTTACTAGGATTCGGAGGTATATTGCAAGTAATGGCTCTTCCCCTAGCCGTTACTACTTGCTTTAGTACTTCCGTTGGCACTATGAAGGTTGCCCCCTCCAGCACAAAAGCCCAGTATGCAGCCTTAGTGCTGGACAACCCTGATAGATACCAATTCTCATTGTTGTGTGACCAGCAAACTGTTTCAATATATACATTACCAGTTTCTTTCCATCTTAAATCTGTCTTGACTTCTACTGTAGCACCACCTGTTAGTAGTTGTTCTACTAACCCTTCTCCTTCTTGTCCTCTTGCTAGGTCTAGGTCAAAGTCTGATAGTTTGCTCATGGGTATCCTAAGTATAGTGGTTCAGGAGTTATGTTTAGTTTTCTTCTTAAAACTTTACGTTCATGTTCTGTTGTTCCGCCCCAGAATCCTAGTACTCCGTAGTTAAGTGAGTAGTTTAAACATTGCTGTTTAATCTCACAGTTATTGCAGATTCTTTTTAACATTTTAATTTCTTTATAAGTTGCTGAACCATCAGGAACAAAAAACTCTTCTGAATCAACACTTCTGCAATTAGGTGTACCTTGCCATTCTGGGTAACTCACTTTTTATATTTCCAATCTACCCACATTTCAAAGACTCTACCAATAATAATACCAACCATTAAACCAATTAAAAAACTTTCCACTTATCCTCCTGTTGAGTAGAAGCCTGTACCATTGAACTTGATGGCTGGTGCCGACCATACACGTTGCATAGTTTCACCACAAGTACTGCAGGCTGGCGGAATATTTTCGTTAATCTCTTTTACTTCTGTGCAGTAGTTGCATTTAAAATCATACAGTGGCATTAGATAGAGTCCTCATTCTTTGGGTAAGGGAGTGTGACCATTGACCCACAGTTAACGCACTCTCCATCAAGGAAATAAAAGCATAGTTCACCTTGGTCAAATGCAACAAGCGCATGAAATACATCCCCTCCACATATGCAAACATCCCCAATAGATTCTCCTCGCAAATCCATAGCGTGTGAGTAATCCGTTGGATGTAGTAACTCTCGGATTTCTTTGACATTATCACTCTCCTGATTCGTCATCTTCTACCTCTACAGAATTGTCTTCATCTAGGTGTGGTCTGTACCCACCAAGATTTCTAATTAAAGAACTGATAGCACGCTGCACTTTCATACGTGCACCATCAGGGGTAGTGTTTAACTCTTCACCTAACTTGCTCCACTCGCAAGATTCTGTACTAAACCTAGTCTTTAAAATAAACTGTTTAGCCTCTGACAATCTGTAGTATGCCGTTGCTATGTCTGAGCGCAGTACTAACCAGTTATTAGTATCTGTGCTTTCACCTTTAGTGAACTTAAAGTTGAGGTCTTTAATTTTGGTTGGTATTTCATAGGATTCTGAAATAATAGAGGGTAAGAACGCTTCAATAACTGAAGCATCATAGTAGTACAAATCAAGTAACTCATAACCAACCGTCCGTGCCTTTTCGCGTTCGCAATAAGTAATTGCTTTGTTGCGAAGAGACTTGGCTATGAGTTTGTCCTTGTCTTTTTGTGGTAGTGCTGACCACTCTTTGTACTTAACGGGATGACTAACAAACCATATCCACAAGACTTGTTGTATGTCTTGCTGGTCAGTCATAGGGTATTTGCGCTGGTATTCGGCAGCAATTGCCACAACCATCTGCTCATACTCTTCTAAGTAGTCCACGTTATCCCTCTGCTACGCCTTCCCATTGTCGCCTTTGTACCAATAGTCCGATTATTGCATAATTTGCTAGGTCAAGAAAGGTATCTTCAATACTTTCATAGTTCGGCGTGTCGTTACTTTTGTAGTAAAGGTTTTCTAATCGTGCCATCTTATCGTGCATACGCACAAGCAGCCCATTCATTGCACCACCTGGAGCATTGGCTATGTTAAATGGGCCGTAGTCTTGATGCTTGCGCACCATAATAATACGTAGTTCATTGAGAATATCTTCAAAGTTATCAAGGTTTTTCATCAAGTATCTCCTTAGCCTGTTGTTCAAAATCTATCATTGCTTCTTGCACTAACACTTCTTCTACTATCTTTTCTCCGTGTCCTGCTTCTGCTGAAATAAGAACTGCTGCCAGCATAGTCAACATTGTATTTGCTTTTTGTTGGTCTACTTGATTCATAACCCATACATCCCGTAGTGCATTAAGGATGTCTAATCCCTGGCGTTTAGAGATTGGTATACCTATGTGTCTAGGATTATCTTTAATAAAATCCCATACTTCATTGCCATTATTCAGAAAGGCATTTTCGGATTCGTTCATTAATAAACTCCGCTCCTTGTAGCATTACTATACTGTTTACGTCATGCCCTTCTGGCATCTGAACTATATTAACATTACCTAACTCTCGGCTAACTTTCTTGCCAAAATCCATACCTGCTGAATCACCATCTGCTAATACAATTACTGTATCAAAATCATCTAATATCTTGGAATAGAATGGCTTCCAGTTGTTTGCACCTGGAATACCTACTGCTGGATGTGGTGTTTTAACAGATACTGTTATGCAATCTATCTCGCCCTCAGTCACACAGATATAGTCTGATGCTGTTAGTACTGCCTGTGCATTGAACATACTGGTCTTAGCACCTGGCATACCCATATACTTTGGGTCTACATTACCCAATGCTCTGAATCTAATATCAACTACACCTGATGGTGTGATGTAAGGTATTGCTAATCTTCCAAGGTATGGTTCATGACCTGGAAGAGCGTCCTTTACCACTCCAAGATGAAAGCGTTGCGCCTCTTCTACCGATAGATTGCGTGTTGCTAGGTACTCTGTTGCTAGATGAATCTGACTGGCGTACTGGTGCGTTGCCTGCAAGAGAAATTGTCTGTGCGAACTTGATAGCCTCACGATATGTGCCTCCTTCCTTATAGATAATTAAATCGTATACATCTCCACTGACGCCACAACCATGACATTTAAATCTTTCTTCTTCAAAGTTAATACCTGCTGATGCATGGCTGTCATTGTGGAATGGGCATTTAATTTTGCGCCAGCCGTGTCCCTCAGCAGGAACGGCTGCGCCTATATAGCGTAGATAGTCTGCGATACTATGTTTCACCCAAGACCCTCCTAATAAGAGCGAGCCACACGCTGGCAGGCATACTGCAATACCATTCTCCAACATCTGACTTTCCTTTCCGCTTATGCAAGACTGTTCCTGTCCATGCATTATCGTTCTTCATTTCTATTTCTAGTTCTTTAATCCAAGCGCTCAAGTCCATGCGGACGTGGTTTTTAACCTCAATTGTTACTCCATTGACGCCACTAATATCGCCTTTGTCTAACTGTGCTCCTGCTATTCTGCGGTCTGCATAAGGAAAACCATTAACCTTCAGCCATTTAACTGCATCTGCTTCGGCTTTGCTGCCTTTACGCTTGGCTGGTGTACTCATTCTTTAGGTTGCTCCGTAATGATTGCTATTACCCAACCGTTGCCTTCGCCTTTTTCTGCACGCTCACGTGCAATATCAATGTTAGATGCACGGATAACTTTTGTTTTATTTTTCTCATAAATGATTTCATACTTAGGCATTACATTACCTCTTCCTGTTGGTACCTGACTGGTACATCCTCTAGATACATAGAGTCTGGACTAAAAGATAGGCTAACATAATTGCTGCCTGTCTGGTCTGCTCTACCGTATCTGTTCTTGACTGGTGCTACACATAGGTATGTGTCGTCACCTTGTTTCATCTGACCAATAGTTAAAACCATTGCTGGAATCTGATTGACCATGCCCTGCACTGCGCTGCGTGGCTGGCAAGGATAGCCATCAAATCCTTCTTTTGTATGGTGTAGTACTAACACTGCTGCGTTGGTATCTCTGGCTAGATACTTGAGTTCTTTCATAACGGCACGCATTGCACCAAACTCATCGTACCCATCCATTGCTACATCCATTAGGTTGTCTACAACTATAAGGGTTGGCGACTTACCCCATACTGTTTCAAAGGCTGAGACTTCATCATCTAAATCTTTGAGTGTAGGGCTAGATTCAAAGGACCAGAACAAATGGTTGTTGAGTTGTAGTATTTCATGCGACCTAGCAGGGTCGCGCTTTAGTAGTTGTTCTGCTGCTGCCTGTGTCATCTTGCCAGTCATAGCAATCAAACGCATAGCC